ACAAATCTTTCCCTATTTCACATTTAGTACAAACTTTCATATTTATAAATATCCACTCTATTTTTTTATTTAATTTTTAACAATATTGTAAAACTTATACCCATATGTCATAAGTTCACCAATATTATCAATTTCATTCAGTCTTTGCACTCTTTCATAAGCACTAACTTTACCTCTATCAATGAAAACGTCACTTTGTACTTCTGCCTCATCAATCACATTTAATAAAACTTCATTTTTTGTTAAACCTGAACAAACTATCATATCAGATGTAATTCCTGATGATTCTACAATGAAAATTGTCGTACCATCAACATAATCATAGTAATCAATATCATTAATTGTATAGGCAGTATAAGTGTTCGTAGCGTCAGGACCCCAATATGTACCAATATTACCTGAAGACCCTGTAACAGGTACACCAATTATAAATTTACCTCCATATAAATCAGCTTTTTTACCGTAAACTTCCAACCCATTAACATTTGACGTTGTATAACCCGTAACTATTACTGGTGACGATGAAACATCATACACCTCTAAATCGCAATTAGAATCACCACTAAAAATATAATCATACATAATTGGAGTTGCGGACCAATTACCTCCCGCAGGTACAAAGTATGCGGTTCCATTTGGGTTTGTTATTGTTGAAGCCGAATAAGGTACCGTTATATCTTTTTTAATTATGTTATAACCCCATGGACTCATACCCGACATACTTATCGTATAGTCACCACTTGCAACGTATGTGTGGGTGTAATAATTAGGGGAAAAGTTAGTAATTGTTTGACTTATACCATCCCCCCAATCAACCTTATAGTCCGAAAATTTTAGATACCCCAACGATTGAGCGTCCGAAGTGTTATAAAAAAAGTATTCATACGGATTTAAGGTCGTTGATGAAAATAAAAAATTAGTCATAGCATCTTTCTGTATTACCGCTCCATCAAATGTTGAGTAATACCCAATATCAATACAAGTTTCACTTATAAAAATAGGAATTGTTAAACCCGTTAATAATGACACACCATTTGTTCCACCAGAAAGAACTTCAGTCATTGATGAATAAACATACGTTTGGCCCGTATAATTTTTTGTTACCGCACTTGTAAAAATATCACAACAAATTTCCACATTAAATTCCTCGTTATAAGAATTACCTGTGTAGTCAATTAAAAATATATCACCATTTATCACTTCAGGAGATATTCTTACATTATATATTCTTTCATCCATTATGGGTTAACATATTCATACCATTTTATGGGACTACCAATCCCGATTCTATTACCCAAGTTATCATAAAGTTTATATGTTTTATTATTATAATCTAAAACAACTTTATTATAAAAAAACAAATCATTATCAAAATTAAATTTATTGGGTAATGATGACTGTGGTTGAGTCATCATCCTAACATAAACCCCCTTTTTAGCGTCAAAGAATTTAATTGACATATAAAACGTATCCAAATTAACAAATGTTCTTGATTTCAACCAATAATAGAAAAAACCTTCTCTCACCCCAAACGAACCTGGTGATGTTAAGTAATCTAACGTATATCCAGGCTTATTAATTTTCACATTTTTAATATACGTTGACAAATCAACTATATCATAATCACTTTTATTTGAAGGTAGGATAACTGTAAAACTATTAACCTGTTTAACACCATCACGAGTGTCATAGAAATCTAACTTAAAGAACGATTTCAAAAATGGCTTAGACCTAACATATAAATCAGTTACACTAAACCCTTCAGATTCATAACTAACGTTCCAATCATTAATAGTTGACGCGGTAACATTAGTTGGATTTCCTGAATAAAAATAAAACTCATAATTAATCTTAGTTTCTTGAAATGTACCATATGAGTCATGGGCAAACCTAATTACCTCAAAGTCATCAGGTATCCCTGTCACTAATTCAATTACCTCATCTTGATATACCTCAATACTATCATCTCTACCTAAGAAATCCCATTTCATTTCTATCGGTATTGTAATACTTTGATTAGTACCAGGTACTGTAAATCTATATTTATTATTCACAATTATCTATTGTTGGTTCCGAAACTACGGTATCGTTTATATTATTATAATTACTTCCCTCGCCAATTAATCTAAAAATGATATCTCGGTAAGGGTAATGTGTACCATTTAAAAATGGGTAATCAACACCATTATTATTAGTGTCAATATAACCATATGGGTATAAATCTCTCCAAATAAATTTATTTTGGGTCGTCGAAAAATATGAATAATCAGGTAATCCAACAATATTTTGGGATTCACCTTCCTCAAGATAATCCGAGAACGCTTTTATTTCAAGTGAGTAATGTGGTTTATAATAATAACCTTTGGCGCTATTACCAAATACTGTTGAAGGTGTAACCCCAATATTAAAATAATACGGGTTGAATTTGAATTTATGATACATGTCAGATATCACTCGTTCTATTTGTTCATAGTTATTCCACTCACAATAATCACCATCAATTGTGTCCCCACTACTTAGTGGTTCCACATAAGTAAATGGTCGACCAGAAACCCCCAACGGTGTCGTATAAGTACCCAAAGGTAAGTTAGTATCTGAATTAGTATTAATATTATCCCACCAAGAACTTGGTGTATTACCCGTTAGAGTAGTAGGGGGAATATTAAATTCCCAACCTTGTTTTAACCCATAAAAACCACCAGGTTTACTAAGACCAAATGTCCAACCCATATATCCTTTCCAAACCACAGTAAAAAATAATTCGGATATTGGTCTAAAATGATTATCACGTAATGGTTTAATATCAATATCTTCGTTAAAACTTAAATTATAAACACTATTCCCTTGTTTTAGAGAAATCCTTGATTGTTTATTTGGCGTATAAGTCGCCTTTTCTAATCTTTTTACTTTATTAAAAATTTGTTGTTCAAATCCTGTCTTAGTTAATACTGAAAAATCTTCTTCGGTTAATATTTTATGTTTTCTAACATAATATTCAGATATAGTATCACCACTATTAGTAATGTCTATAATACGTTTAAATGTACCTGTATTACCCGAACTAAATGTCGTACCAGTAAAACCGACATCATAGATGTTAAAAATATATTCATCACTACCAAAATACGGGTCGCCCAATGAATAAACTTGAAAAGTATCTTGTCCCAAATAATTAATACTTAATTTAACAAACTCACCAACTGACAATCCATGAGTAACGGGACATCTAAATGAAACCACTGTTTGATTTTGGTCTGTTGTCCTATAAACGACAAAAGGTATACCATCTGAAACAACCCAATTTAAGGTATTATTAGAACCAATATCTAATGCCGACATTTGTTGAGTTTTATTATTATCATACACATAACTTGCGTATAACCCCCAATTATAAGTTGTGGCACTTTTATTAACAAAGAAATTATGTATTTGATTTGTCGAGTCAGGAATAGTATATCCCGATATATTATTATCAGGTCTCATAAAATCGAACTCATAAAACTGAGGGTATCCTGAATATTTAAAATTAGTAATCGGAATATTACTACATACATTACCAATCATCCCCGCAATATTTTCATAATATAAACTTGATTGGAACGGGTAATATTTAGACGTTCCCGAATAAACATTATCAAATAATAACGAAATTTTACAGGTCGGTCTAAAAATAGTAGACGCTTGTCTTTCATCATCATACAATTGTTCTAACTGTACTGTTAATGTTCTATCAAATTCAATATTTTCTTTAGCAGTCTGTACTAAAGGAACTTGAAACAATAAATTAGTGTCGGGTGATGATTTGTATCTTAATGACCCTAAAACAACCCTATTTTCAATTCTACTACCCATTAGTCAATATTTTCAAAGTCTAACCAAATTCTACCAAATTTATCAAAAGCACTTTTACCTTGTTTTAGCCCAAAATAGAAGTGGAACGGTACACCAACGGTTACTGACCTACTATCAGTAGTGTTTTGAGACCAAGTGTTTAAATCGTCACTAAGAACCCCAACAGAATCAACAGAATAAATGTAACCTTTATAATAATTAGTTTGATTTTGATTTGTTGTTCTAAAATATCGAGATGTTGACAATAATCTATCTAACGATTGATACTCATGACTAAAAAAAGCGTTATTTGACAGTAATGCAGTATTCCATTCATTTGTTTGTGAACCAAATATCGTATCATAAACCCCACCATCATCATTAGGTTTAATATCCCATAAATAAGACGGAACTTCTTGAGATTTAACAGGTATATTACTAAACGCACAATCTGTTGATGTGGTATTTCCACTACCAAAATATATAGTTCGTTTTGGACTTATATAATCCCTATCTTGTAAATCAGAATCGAAAAATATACCAAATACGTTATCTTTATCAGCATTAACATATTTGATTTTAGCAGTATCGTAATTAATATCAAATGGTACAACACCAAATTCCGAATTTATTGAGTTCATTTGTGCATAATCGCCATCAATCATATCGTTATCCCTACGATTAAAGAACCTTTGAACACTAGCGGTTAATATGTTTTGAATAAAACTATTACTTGTCAATCTATTTATCAAAAACAAATTTAATAACTCACTGACATCATTAAAGGTTGTTGATTTTAAATTATTAACTATATAACCATCAAACGCATCCGTTGTCGTAACTTCCTGTATAAATAAATCTCTAGGTCCCAAATCTAAAACAGTAGTTGGGAACATTAAATTTCTTTCGTTACCATCAACTTTTGGTGGTGCATCTTGACCAATAAATGTATTACTTGTTGTATACGGAGCACTTCTGTAATAGAAATTATTAACTGTCGTATCTAGATAAACGACCTCTTCACAAAAATTCGCAATTGGATTATTTTGTTTATCGTAAGTAGTATCATTTTTAAATGGAAATGCAAATAAAGTACCATTAACCCAATTATTACTAAAAATGTGAGAAAACACATTTCTACATGCCGCAAAATTAATTATTAAACGACCTCTCCATTCACTAATTAACCTAAAATCTCTTATAATACTTAATAAAGGGACTGTACATAACACATAACAACCTTTCTCCATAATGAATTCACCATTAACTTTATTTGTCCAACATGAATCAGTTTTAGGTAATATCTGAACAACTCCTGTTGAATTATCATAACACTGAAATGGTGTCAAATCTTCACAAGTTAATGATTGTGTTAAAGGATTAGATATTCCATCCTCAAATGTTCCAGAGTCGGATACACCATTTGATACTGCTTCACCTGATATCTGTCCACTATCATCAATTAAATAAACTTCAAAACCTGGGTTAGCATGTAATGGTCTATATTCACCATTACCATTAGGGTCAAAATCAAACGTAGATGTTGGTAATCTATCCGACCTCATAACAATGTTAGGTGGTGTTAATATTGATAGTGACGGATTAATAGTATATCCCGCAGCATATCTTGGACAATAATAAAATGTTCTAGCACATGCCTTATTATTAGTCCCTTTACATTTACCAACATTTGTTGGGTCATCAATGTCCACACTCCACATTCGTAAAATAGAACCACCTTCTAAATTTTCATAAGGATAGTAACACTGTCTATCAGCGTACAAAGTATATGAAGTCGGGGTTCTACCATAACAACCACTATTAGAATAAGATGTCGTCCATCTTCTCGTATATTCATTATTAGGACTCCACGGTCCACAAGTTACACCTAAATTAGGGTTAGGTATTGCACTTGTTAGATAATGACTATTATCAACTTTCGAATAATAATTAGTTAAAGTAGTCGTAAATCCTGACATATTACTCGGTAGGAATTGGTATGAAGGATAAAACAATTTTTGACCTGAGTAAGTACTTGCCGTATTATTGTTACCAACGTGTGGTGTATTTTTAGGTCCCCCTTGAATCGGTATATTTAATTTATATTGACCTTCAACAACAATATTACCAAAACTATTAAACCCAAATATTTTACTTAAATCGTATTCACACGTTGTTCTTGTTGAATTTGGGTCAACCCCTCTTACTAAAATAATAACATATTGACCACCATTATTATCAAATATATTTGTCGGTATAAATGTATTATCATCAGTACAATTACATGAATTTTTATAACGTTTTATTCGATTAATATAAAAATCATTATTAAATACCCGACTAACTAATGAATTCTCTAAACTATTACCTGTCTGACTCATAAAATTTGAATAAGTCATTCCAGTAACTACTTGGAAATATTCGACATCCATTGGAAATTGGTGAAATAACCCATCATTAGTACCGCCCGTTAAAAAGTATGTAGTATTATTATTAGAACCTATACCAAAACCTGTTGGGTCTGCCCAAGTAACATTCACCGAAGTAGTTGTTGCACTTTGTAAAATAGGTGTTCCTGTAATACTATTTGTACCGTAATCATTACTAGTAGCACCCGTTAAATTAATATCACTTGACATAGTTGCATCTTGAAATGTAACTAACTGTCCTTGAACAAATGACGAACCCACGGCATCCTGAACAACGATAACCATTACATTATCTAAATGTGATGAAGTACCTAAAGGTAATGACGATAATGGTGTTGATGGTGAATTTAAATCTTTACCAAACCTAACTTTAATTTGATTAATCCCCTTACCACCATTCGCTGAACCAATAGAACTATTAAAACTAACATTAGGATTTGTAGTAGTAAAATACTTAGCTTTTAGGTTAAACATATTTATTCTCTCAGGTAGTGGTAAATCAGTACTAAATGCCCTCCAATTTCTAATAGTTACTTGGTCTTCATCTTCATTATCTTCAACAACAACATATGGAGATATTTGATTACAAGTATATTTTTCAAGTTCGAAATTATTACATAAACAAGTAGTACTTACACCATTACCAATATCACCATTTGGTGGCGTTTGAAACCCACTAATTAATGACATAATCGGAGCCTCATAAATATTTCCAACATTATCATTAGGTGCGTACAATGCTGAGTAATAATAAGGTGTTAATAACGCCGTACCCTTTTCATTTTGTGCGGGTTGGTTAGGTGAACCCGCACTACCACTCTCAGCATTAACCGCCGCGGCACTATCTTGAGACCCAGGAGCGTCACAATCACAGAACTGACAATCAGGATATGTTAAATTAGGTATTTTAAAATTTTGGAAATATTTTTTAATTTTTTGTATTTTAATAGTTACAATAACACAAGCTCCTGCAATCACCAAATAAGCTAAAGCTTCTAGTGCGAATATCGGAGCAAGTCCAGGGGCTCCTGGTGGTATAAACGCCCCTATCGCTTTACTCACCGAAAGGTACCCTTGATATAAAAAATAACCTGTCAACGCAACAAAGTATGGTTGTAAAATAACGAGAACTAAGAATGAAAGAACGTGCATTAAGACTACAAGAATATAAATCGTAGGAGTCATTAATGCCATTAATATCGTAAATAACAAAAAAATAATATCAGTTCTTTTCTGAGAGTCGTTGGATGGGAATTTATTATTTTCACTTTCACATTGTTCATCTAAAATATTCTTAATACCCACAAATTTTCTCTTGTTAGAACCCTGTCTATATTGAGTTATTAAATTTGAGATGGTGTATACTTTATTATATTGAAATTCATAAAACTTATCCTTACAATCAATCGCATCCTGTACCATTTGTGCTCCAAATGTCGTCGTATCGTCACCATAATCATCCCAATCAACCGTAAAAGCATATGAACGTGGTACGTCCGCAGGATTTACTATTCCACCACCAGAATTCCACCCATACTCACGAATATTTGGTACCAAATAATACCCACGTTTAATTGGTTCTTTTAATGATGGTGATTGATTCCATTTAACTTTGAACCTATATTTCGATTTAGTTGGGATACCTTCAGACGGGTCAGCAGAAATCACTTGTTCACCAAATTCATTGGTTATCACATAATCCATGTTCATTGGTAAATCAAGGACCCAAACACCATCTTCATCAATAACTTGCCCACCGTTCTGTAAATCAAATACCTCTAACGCAGGCCGTCCTTTAACATCAAAATCAATCGTTTGCCTAATCGCTTTAATCTCACCAGGTCCTGTATTCATAGAACATAGTTCCCCCAATTTTTTATTAGGTTTACAGTTTGCTTTCATTGCGACCTCATCAATTGATGAAATCAAAGAACCCATAAAAACCGCAGTAGGTCGAATATCAATATTAGCCTCTTTACTAATATCAAAATCAGTACGAGTAATACCTAAATTACATATTTCAGGTTGTCCCCATAGTGGTTCAACTTGAATGTTTCTATTTATTGATATAATTTGTGGTAACGAATCTAAATTATTTGATGATTTAAACGTATTTTTATCAACCATGTCCTCGGTCGCAACCCCCATTCGAATTAAATCATTAGGGGTTAATGAGAACTCACCAATATCCGATAAATCTAAATCAACAAATACTGTTTGTTGACCTGTCGGAACACCAAATAACATAAAGTCACCACTGTCGTTAGTGGTTGTTGTATATTTATAATACTTGTCATAAACCTCAATTAATGTGGGGTCAATAAGAACGTCCTCCCTATCAAAGAAAGTACCTGTTGGTGTGTGATTACTATGTGATTTAGTATACGGTAATAGATTATATCTATAACCATCAGCGTTTTGGTCTGTGGTTGTTTTATACGGATATATTTCTGAAATAATAGGATTGACCGAATCCTCATCAGTTAATGGAATAAAAATAGAAACTTTTGCATTGGGTAAACCAAATCCATTATTAATACTAATTCGACCAATGACAACCCCATAATCGGAACATTGTCTTGTATAAATTTGTTCTTGTAATATTTTTAACGATAAAATCTCAATATACTCAAACTCTTGGTCTATTAATACTTTAATTGATTTATCTACTCCTGGTGTTGTTCTAATTCTGTAAGAATTTGACATAATAATCTTTTAATATAAATAGTTTATATACTATTTTTAAAAATAGATGATTATATCTAAAAATAAATTATCAACTGAAATTAACTGTCGATAGATTTTTAACTCTCACATTAATATCTTTGTTAGAATATCTAATTTGGTAAGTTTGACTTGGTTCCGCAAATATTGTATCATCAATCAATTCAATCTCTCTAGTCTCACTATCAACGTATCTTTGTGATGTTTGAGATGATGAATACTGACCCCCCACTTTATTGAAGACTTTAATGTCAGATAACGATATCACCCCATTCTGACTTTGTATTTTTCTTCTAATCTCGGATATATTAACATTCTGGCCCATCTGTAAGTTAGTTGGTTCAAAATAAGTCGAAACTAAAGTAATAATTTGTGAAATAACCGCACCTTGTGTTTGACTATTATCTAACACAACATCAACATTAACCCCCAAATCAATTACATTCGCAGATTCAATCGAAATATAATCATTTATCATTCTGTAGTTAGATAAATAATTAGCGATATTACTCTTTAAAGTGTTTGAAACTATTTCAGTTAAAGACCCTGACTCATCATAAGCCAAAATTTTAATTTTAATCTTATTATTTTCCTCAGTAATCGCCACTTTAGCAGGAGCCCCAAACTGTGATGGCATTGTTCTAATTAACGAGTCATAATCATTAACCGTCACCGCTCTTTTTTGTGCCGCAAAGTTAAATGAAACTAAATTTCGAACTTCCTCCATAGTAGGGAAATTAGCCCCACCAATCGCCGCAGTTACGTTAGTACAACCAAGTGAATTAATCACAGTTGTATTAATTGATTGTGATGGACCATTAACAAAGAATGACACGGTTCCAATTTGAGAAATAACGTTAACACCAACATTAGTTCCTGTACCACCACCAACTCTATACTGTACAAACAACGTAGAATTACCTTTTAATGTACTACCTAACGCCAAGTTATTAGAATACTTGTATAAATCCAATTTAAACCCATTTCTAGCAAATTCTCTTAACTGTTCGTCAGCAGATTGACTACCACCACCAAATGTCATTTTTAAGAAACCTTCAGGTGTAAATTCTGAGATAAATTTATCACTTGTCGCAATATATTTACCAACTTTAATACCAGGTTTGTCAGATACCTTTGTTGGGTCCTCAATAAAAACTCTATCCTCAGCTAACGCACTTACCTCATACCATCTACTCTCCAAACCTAAAAAGTCTTGTGCCGAAGGTATATTAGTATATTGGGTCCCATCTTTTAATAAAACACTAGTTATACCTAAAACATTCTTATCAGGTAAAAACATTTCATAAAAAGGTTTAACATCATTGGCAGTTATAACTTTTTTGAATACCTTTGTAAGACCGTTAACAACAGTTTCTCTTTTTACTATCGTATAATTCAATAACTTGTTGTTTGAATCGAAATTAGGAATTTTTTTTCTGTTAGGGTACCCATCAGCATTAGTTGGGGATGTGAAATCAATATCATACACCGTTTCGAAACTTTGTCCCGCGCCATTTACCTGAGAACCACGTCTCAATATCCCACAATATCTTAAATCTTCTTTGTCACCATACGCAGGTACTGTTATTGATAAATCTACCAACGCAACTGAAGGTCTTTGACCTGGTACCTTTAACCCGTAAGTTCTTGCAATGTTAAATATTGAAGATGGTTGTTGAGCGTATTGTAATACGGTTTCCTGAACACTTCTATCAATATTAAATTGTAAGTTATCGGTAACCGCAGCATTTAAATCCAATAATACAGAGAAAACCGACGCATCATTAAAGTTGTCAATTAATTCAGGATAATACGTTTTAGTAAAGTTTATTAATTCAGTTCTTATTGATTGAAAATCTCTAGTCGTATAAGATATTTTTTTATTAGCCATAATTTTTTATATATTAATAATTACAAAGTCACTTGGGTTAAATGCGTCATTAGTTACGACATAATCAATCCTAACTTTAGCGGTATGTTCTTTTTCGGAAATTCCTGGTACTCTAAATACTCTTTCATCCCCATTAACATAAGTACCTTTATCTTCTTCACCATCTGAAGCAGCTTTGACACTTATATTGGTTATTTTAATATTTGGTAAATATTCATCAACAGAATCCCTAATTTCTGATTCTATTTCTGAAAATGTTGGTCCATCAATTGGTTCAAAAATATATTCATATAATCTTGTTCCAAAATCAGGTAAATAATACCTTGTTCCCTTTCTTGTTAATAAAAGGTGAATCAAACTACTTCTAATCTCTTCATCATTCGTTTGAGATAAATCTAAATATTTACCTTCAAATGAATCTCTAAAAGGGAAGTTAATACCGTATGTATTTCCATTTGCCATATTATATAAATATAATGTTATAATATTTCCAATAAATAGATATAAAATAAAAAACTCCCGACACTGTCGAGAGTTTTTAAAATTTAAATTATACTATGATGAACAACCAAAACATTCAAATTCCGAATCACTTGGTTTTTCAGGTATTACGTCGACTTTAGGTTTTTCATTAGTTACAGGTCTTTCTTTTCTTGAGATATCCACCGCTAAGTGTTTCGCTCCTGTTGAAATCGCTTTAGTTCTAATGTAATAACTTAAAGTTTTCAATCCTTTATCCCATCCGTGAAAGTGTGATGAGGTAATTTTTGATAATGTTGGGTTATTCATATAGATATTCATTGATTGTGATTGGTCGATAAAAGGTGCTCTCTCAGCCGCCATATCAATCAATTCTCTTTGTGAAATCTCCCAAATTGTTTTGTATTTGTTAATTAAATGTTCAATACGTGTAACTTTTTTATTATAATTTTTATCCTCAACATCAAGGTAATGATTAAAGTTAATATTTTGAATTGACCCTTCATTTATGATGATATCATTTTTCAAATCTTCACACCAAACACCAATTTTTTCGAAATCTTGGATTAAATACTTGTTAACAATTAAAATTTCACCTCCAACTACACGTCTGTTAAATAACGCTGAGTGAGCTGGTTCAGTCATTTCAAATGACCCCGTTATCTTAGCCGAAGATGCTACAGGCATCTGAGCCGTGAATAAAGAGTTACAAATACCGTGTTTCATTACACTATCTTTTAATGAATACCAATCCCACATTCCTGATAAATCATCTTCAGATAACCCCCACATATCAAATTGGAACTCACCTTTCGACATTGGTGAACCTTCAAAGTAACCATATGGTTGATATTTCCCTTCAACACATAATTGATTACTCTCAGTGATTGCCGCGAAATAAATAGTTTCAAAAATTTCTTTATTTAATTTTCTCGCTTCATCAGATGTGAAAACATAATCCATTAAATAAAACACGTCAGCTAATCCTTGAACACCAATAGCAATTGCTCTTTGTTCTAAACCACCTTTAAGTCCTTTCTGAGTTGAATAACTATTGATGTTAATAACCTTGTTTAATGTTCTTGTAACTTTTCTAACCTCATCAAATAATAATTTGAAGTCGAATTTACCGTCAATAATAAAGTTTTTCAACACCATAGATGATAATGTACATATGGCCGTCGTTTCTTCATCAGTGTATTGGAATATCTCAGCACATAAGTTAGATTGGTGAATAACTCCAATGTTTTGGTGGTTAGTTTTCTTATTAGCGTTATCTTTAGAACATAAATAAGGAACACCTGTTTCAATTTGAGACTCCAAAATTTTTGTCCAAACCTCAGTAGCACTTACTTTTTTACCTAATCCTAATTCAACTGCTTTTGCATAAGTTTGTTCATACTCATCACCATAAGACTCTTGTAATGGTTTTAGACCCGCTTTCTTAATATCATTAGGACAGAACAAATACCAATCACCACCGTTTCTAACCGCGTGCATGAAGTTATCAGGAATCCACAATGCCGTGAACAAATCTCTCGCTCTTAACTCATCTTTACCTGTATTCTTTTTGATATCCAATAAATCGAAAATATCTTTATGCCAAGGTTCGATATAGATTGCCGCACTACCAGGTCTTCTTCCTTGTTGATTAAAGAATCTTAACCCTTCATTAACAATTTTTAAGTATTTTAATAAACCACCCGCGAATCCACCTGAACTTGTTATACGACTTTCTTTACTACGTAAGTTAGACATACATAAACCAATACCTGCGGCATCAGAAGAATAAGTTGAGATATCACTGAATGTGTTTAATAACCCTTGTCTTGAATCCGAATCATTATAATGTAACACACAAGACGCTAACTGAGGGATTAATGTCCCTGAGTTAATCATAATTGGAGTTGCTTTAGAGATTCTTTGTTCTGATAAAGATTTGTAGTAGTCCATAGCCTCCTCATATGATTCAGTAACCCACAAAGCGATTCTCATATACATATGTTGGGGTCTTTCAATAACTTTACCGTTAGGTAATTTCAATAAGTACATTTCTTGTAATGCTTTCCAAGCGAAAAAGTCAAAGTTATAATCATTTTCGTGATTAATAACAGAATCAATATTACTTGGTCCATATTCCTCAATTATACTAACCAATTTATCGTGAACGACACCTTCAGTATGTAAAACTTTAATAGTCTCAGAAAAACTATCCAAGGTATCTTTATGATACGCTGAGATAGCAACTGATGACGCCAATCTTGAGTAGTCGTGATGACTACCAGTGTATGATGACGCAATTTCATATACTAATTTATCCAATTCTTTCGTAGTAATATAACCTTCAGTTGGTACTGAAGTTATCACTTTAATGAAAATCTCGTCAAAGTTAACATTAAGTCCTTTGGACGCCTTTTTAACTCTGTTGTAAATTTTTTGAGGATTAAATGATTGTTTCTCCCCGTTTCTTTTTTTAATTTTTAATGACATCATATCAATTATAATATTTTATTAAAACTCGTCAGTGAACGTAATTGTTTCATTCAATTTAGCCTTTTGGTATTCAAGGGTTCTATTTTCAAAGAAGTTACCTTTAGTTTCAACCGCAATCTGTTCCATGAACTTGAAAGGTTGGTCAACATTAAATTCTTTACTACAACCTAACTTGTACAATAGACCATCAACCACAAATTCTAAATATTGTTTCATTAAATTAGAATTCATTCCAATTAAAGAAACTGGTAGTGATTCGGTTATAAATTCTTTTTCAATTTCCAAAGCGGAAAGTAAAATTTCTTTAATACGTTTTTCACTTGGTTTGTCCTCAATATGGTTGTTCAATAAGTGAATAGCGAAGTCACAGTGAAGATTTTCGTCTTTGAAAATCAATGCGTTAGCGTCACATAAACCTTGCATAATCCCTCTTGATTTCAACCAAAATATTGAACAGAATGAACCAGAAAAAAATATCCCTTCCACCGCTGCAAATGCAATCAATCGTTCTTGAAAAGATGCGTTCTCAATCCAATCTAAAGCCCATTTTGCTTTCTTTTGAACTGCTTCTAATCTGTCAATTGCGTGAAAACAATCATCTTTTTCCTTAGAGTCTGTGATATAAGTATCAATCAATAAAGAATAAGTTAATGAGTGTTCGTTCTCCATCGCAATTTGAAAACCATAGAAGAATTTAGCCTCAGGATATTGAACCTCTCTTGAGAAGTTCTCAGCAATGTTTTCATTAACAATACCATCAGATGCCGCAAAAAACGCTAAGATATTTTTGATAAAATATTTTTCATTATCTGATAAATTTTCCCAATCTCTAATGTCATCACTCAAATCAAATTCTTCAGCCGTCCAAAACGCCGCTTTGTGGTCTTTGTAAAATTGCCAAATATCATGGTATTGTATTGGGAATACCACAAATCTGTCAGGGTTTGGTTTTAAAATATTTTCCATATTACTCAGGTTTTTCTTTGTTATCTTTGTTATCATTACTTTTTTGATTCAATTTACGTTTCTCCATCAAATCTTTAATTCTCTGTCTATTTTGTTCTTCTTTTTGTTCTTCAAGACCTAAGAATGTAACTGATGACTCTGTATCAATTTCTAACATTCCGTTATCAAATTTACAGTTCTCAAACACAACCCCATCATCACCGATACGAGACTTAGTAATCGCAATAGTTGCTAATTTCATCTCTTTTTGTTGTAAAGTTTTAGCAACTGAGATAATAACGTGACCTACTTGTGCTTTCTTAATCGAACCACCCATTTGGTCAGTAGTAACAACCTCAGATGAGATTGAACTTCTATTACCTTGAGTTGCGGTCCAACCAACTAAATCAAGTTCGTGACACATAGCCTCAAATGACCTCATCACAGACCCCTCAGATTTCCATTCATCACTATGTTGTCTATCAGGTATAACACAGTCAATGTAATCCAAAAGAACCATATCAACTTTATTACCATCAGCAATCATTTTTCTGATTTGGTTTTTTATTTGGAACATTGATATTGTATCAGACGGTAATTTCGTTAGGATTAATTGGTTCTCCATTTTTTCCTTGATTTCCTTAACCGCAATCATAACTTCATCCTTTTTAGTTGATAAATCATCAGGGTGAACTTTTGTCCACAAAGTTATGTGTTTTCTTTGGATAATCTTAGGATTATCTTCAAAAAATATTTGAAGGACATTATAACCTAAATTAAATGCGTTATTCGCGATTTTAGTTAATAACGTAGATTTACCCACACCTGTCGGTGCCAAAACAACACCAATTTCACCTTTAGCTAAACCACCCTTTAATAATCGGTCAATACCTGGTATTCCCATTGGTATAGGATGTCTATAGTCCTCATTTAAAACAGAATCTAAGTCAGAAAACACGTCTGACATACCACTTTCTCTTTGACCTACTTGTAAAGCCTCTCTAACTAATTGTTCAACTTTATCATAGTTTTCGAACTCACCACCATCTATGATTTTTTGTGCTTTGTTCATCACTTTTTGAAGTTCTTGTTGTTTACAAAACTTCATTGCTTTATCCTGAACAAAGTCCCCACCTTCAATAGGTGACTCTTTAATTTTTTTAATGGTATCAATAACCATTTTTGACGCCAATTCTTGTTGTAGTTCAGATTTTGTAATCTGTTCTAACGTATCATACGTTGGTGTATGCTCGTATTTAACGTAGTACTCTTTAATCATCTGCATGATTAATTTAAAGTACTTGTTTTCAAAGTAATTCACCTCTATTACGTCAATAATAGACCTTGCAAATTCCTTATCAACAATAATTTGGTTTAATAACTGTAGTTGAAAACTACTTCCTAAATAATCAAAATTTTTCTTAGAACTCATATGTTTTTATATTGTATTAATCATAAATATTAAACCTCAAGTGGAATTCCAAGATATTCGTAAGTTAAATTTTTAGATGAAAAAATGTCAGTCAAAGACATAAGTAAGTTTTTTAGGTGTGGGCGTACGTCCACAGTGTATCTTATCTTCGGAGGGTATATTTTAGCATCAAACTCTCTATGACAAATTGTCACGTCTCCCTCTTTAATATAGACACTAAAAGACTCAGGTCCATCAGTATATGATGTATCAAGTACTGAAGGGTTGTTCATAATTTCATACATGTTATCTAACATATATGTTGCAGATTTCATCTTTAATTCTCGTTCCAAATCATTCTTGAAATCTTTAATTAGATTATACAAATCTATCGAGCCCTTTGCTTTCGGATTATAATCTTTAATGTTAAAAAGTCTTTGAACGATAATGTTGTTATTCACTTTCATTAAAAATTCCAATTTTGTTGCCGTTTGTTCTTTCATACTTTTAATTTTTAAACTTTCTTTTTTCTTTTCTTGCTAATTTTAAATAGGGGGTCAAGAATTTCACCCATTCATTATCTCTTTTAGGTAGGTATTTGAATAAACCATCTTCCATCATCATTTTCATCAGATTCTTGTACCCCCTACCTTCAGGGTCTAAAGTTTCTGAGTAATAAAGTTCTACAATTTCTTTTCCATCATCATTAATTAAAGGGTTCGACAAATCAACTATTTTTTCATTAATAACAAAAAATTCATCACCAAATATTCCATTTTTTGTTTTACCACTTAATAAATTTTTAAGTGCTGAGTTTTCTTTATCTTCTTTTAACATACCCTCAGCTCTTT